TTGACACTACTGAGGGAAAAATAGCTATAGATGGCTTAACAAAAGGCTTTGTAAAATCAGATACAGCTTTTAAAAAACTTGGAAACACAATAAGAGACACAACTAAAAAAGGAGTAAGTCCTTTAGCTGATGCTACTGGTTTAGCAGGTGCTGCGGTAAACGAACTTGGTAGAACTGTTTCTGATGCTGGATATGGTATTCAAGGTATGGCAAATAATATTTCTCAATTAGGAAGTTTGTTTGCAATATTAATTGCAAGAACAGGAGGTTTTACAAACGCATTAAAAGTAATGGGAAAACAATTTGTGGGTCCTCTTGGTGTTTTGTTTGTTTTTCAGGCGGCTGTTGCGGCATTAGAGTACTTTAGTAGAGAAACCAAAAAAGCAGATGACAACGTCAAAAACCTTGACAACACATTTTCCAAACAATCTTCTTCTCTTCAAGCTTATGTAAAAATATTAGATGATAGTAATATTTCTTTAAATGAAAAAAGGGAACTGGTTGAAGAAATTAACGAAGAACATAAAGACTTAAATATTCAAATAGATGAAGAAGGAAGGTTAACTGAAGACTCTAGAAATAAAACACTTTTATACATTGAAGCAATTAAACAAAAAGCAAAGGCTCAGGCTTTAATAGTTTCAATACAAAATAACTATCAAGAACAGTTAAAAATAGAGAATCAAGAATTAGACGAACAAATTGGAACCTTTGATGTTATAATCTCTGCCATTAAAAATTATGGAAGAATAGGCTCTACAGCTGTAGGTATAGTTACAAAAGGAATAGAAAATCAAGGAAAGGCTTTAGATGACATTGACAAGCAAAATGACGAGTATATTAAGAAATTAGAACAAATAGGAGTAATACCAGAAATTAATGAAGAGAAGGAAAAAAAGATTAGAAAAGCAAAAAAAGATTTTGTTGCTAAAGAATTGTCTTTTGCTGATGATATATTAAAATCTCAAGATAAAGTAAATAAAAAAATAACCAAAAGTCAATTTGTTAGGTTAGAACAAGAAGAAGAATTACAAAAGAAATTAGCTCAAATAAAGTTTGATGAATATAAAGAAAGAGAATTAGCAAGAGCTAATGCAATAAAAGACCCAGAAGACAGAAGAAAAGCAATAGAAAAAGCAAATGAAGCTATAGGAAGGTCACTCGCATCTTTATCTCAATACGAAATACAATTAACAAAAGAAACACAAGATAAAAAGACTCAAATAATAGCAGATGCTATAGTTAAACAATTTGATTTAGCTACGCAATTAAATGCAAAAGAAAGAGAAGCTATATTAGGGTTTGAAGCTTCTATGGCAACCAATGAATTAGATAAAATAGATGTCGAAAGAAAGTTAGAAGATGAGAAACTCAATAACAAACTTAATGCTCTTGATATAGAAAAACAAAAGAGAATAGAAAATGGAGAGTTTTATGGAGATATTTTAATAAAAGAAGAACAAGCTGAAAACGCTTCTGAAAGACAGAAAACAAAATTCAAAGAAAAAGAAGAAAAGGCTAGACTTGGAATAGCTAATCAGGTAGGTCAAGCTATAATGTCTATAGCAGGAGAAGGTTCTGCTGTAGGTAAAGCAGTTGCAGTTGCTATGGCTATAATGAACACTAAAGAAGCTATTACTGCTGCATTAGGAGCTAAACCTTATGGTCCTTGGAATATTGCACAGGCAGTTGCTACTGGTGTCTTTGGTATGCAACAAGTAAGAGAAATAATGTCTACTAAGCTTCCAGAAGCAGCAGGAGGAAGTGGAGGTGGTGCAGGAGCTAGTATGTCTGTCTCTGCTCCAGACTTCAATGTAGTAGGTCAAGGTGCAGGTAGTCAAGTTGCACAAGCAGTTACATCTGCTCAAGATAGACCTTTCAGGGCTTATGTTGTTAGCGGAGATGTTACATCTGCTCAAGAGCTGGACAGAAAAACACTTACAGAATCTGCGATAGGATAAATAAAACAAAACATAAATAATAAAGTTATCATATTATGAAAACAATAGAACTATATATTGACGAAGAAAATGAATTTAGTGGCATAGAAGCTATAAGCGTTGTCGAGAATCCAGCAATAGAAGAAGATTTTATTGCATTAAAGAAACAACAAGTACAACTTGCTGAAGTAGATAAAGAGAAAAGAATCCTTATGGGAGCTGCTCTTGTTCCTAATAAAAAAATATACAGAACAAACGGAGAAGACGAATATAATATATTTTTTAGTGAAGACACAGTAAGAAAAGCATCTGAATTGTTCTTGTCAAGAGGGAAACAAAACAACTCAACTTTAGAGCATGACGTTAAACTTAATGGGTTGTCTGTTGTAGAGTCTTGGATTATAGAAGATAAAAAGAAAGATAAATCAAAGAAATATGGATTTAATTTACCTATAGGAACTTGGATGGTTTCTGTAAAGGTAAACAATGATGAAATATGGAACGACTTTGTTAAAGAAGGAAAGGTAAAGGGTTTCTCTATAGAAGGATTTTTTGCTGATAAATTAGATGAAAGACCACAAGAAAGCGTAGAAGAAGATTTTGATGAAATGGAAGCTTTATCTAAATTGTATGAAATAGAAGAAGCATTCTTAGATTCACAAGAGGTAGAATTAGAGTCTTATAATGACTATCCTCAAGGTGCTGTAAATAATGCAAAAAGAGCTTTAAAGTATAAAGAAGAAAACGGTAGTTCTTGTGGAACTTCTGTAGGCTGGAGAAGAGCCTCACAAATCGCTTCAAAATCAAATTTAACAAGGTCAACAATCGCAAGAATGGCTAGTTTTAAAAGACACCAACAACATAAAGATGTGCCTTACACAGAAGGATGCGGAGGAATAATGTGGGATGCTTGGGGTGGTAGTGCTGGTGTTAACTGGGCTATATCTAAATTAAAACAAATAGACAAAAAGAAAATGTCTGAAATAGATGAGCTAGAATTAGAAATGCAGGATTCTTTAGATTGTAATAAACTAACTTTATCTGAAGAAAAGTTTGGTGATTATCCAGAAAAAGCACATCAAAATGCTTTAAGAGCTTTAAAATATAAAGTTGACAATAAAATACAATGTGGAACAAAAGCTGGTTGGCAATTTGCAAGAATGTTAGCTAAAAAAGAACCCATATCAAGATGTTTAATATCTCAAATGGCTTCTTATGTTAGATTTAAAAGAGACAAGAATGTTTCTTATGAGAAAGGTTGTGGAAAGCTACTTTGGGACGCTTGGGGAGGAGACGCAGGTATTAATTGGGCTACTGATAAAATAAAAGAGATAGATAGAGATATAGAACCTATAACTTCTTTAGAATTAGCCTCAATGAAAATTAACGAAGACTACGCTATTATAGATGATAGACTAGCTTACTCTTCTAAAGAAAAGGCATTAGAAATAGCAAAGAATATAGGATGTGAAGGATTTCATGAGCATGAGTATGAAGGAAAGATGTGGTATATGCCTTGTGAGTCACATTCAGTAGAAGCAGGAGCTAATACTAAGAGTCCTTGTTGGGATGGTTATGAGCAAAAAGGTTATCAAATTATAGATGGTAAAAGAAGACCTAATTGTGTTAAAAAGAAATAATGAGAAGAAAGTATAAAAAAACACCAAGCAGAACAAGCCCTCGTTCTTCAAGAAGAGGTTGTTTGTGTAAAGATGGAACATACTCAAGAAAATGTTGTGATGGTTCTCTACAAGCTCAAGGAATAGGAAAAATATATGGAGACGAAGTATTGTTATTAGAATCAGGAAGTAACATACTACAAGAAAACGGTAACAATATAAAATTATAAATAATGTCAAAAAAAATATCAGAATTAAATGCAGCTACGGAATTACAAGGAACAGAGGCATTTCCATTAGTTCAAAGCAGTGAAACTAAAAAAGCAACTATAAGTCAAGTTATAAATTACATTCATAATACAAACATTACTGTTTCTCCTGATGTTAATATTGATTTAGATAATTCTCTTTATGACAACTCAAGAATGATTAAGTTAACTTGGTCAGGTTCTTCTGGAAATATGGTTTTAAGTTTGCCAGATGCAACTGCAACTAAAAACATAAACAGAATTATAAGAATAGTAACAAATGGAGGTTTTAACACAAATACAAGAGTGAGATTAACCCCTATAGCTGGTCAAACATTAGATGGTTCATCAAACTATTATGAATTGAATGTTTCTTATGAAGGATTAATGATTTGGTCAGATGGAGCTGAATGGTTTATAATACAAAAGAAAGCTTAAAAATACAACAGAAAGAAACACTTGAGGTTATCAAGTTATACTATTAATTTAAATCAATAATATATGAAAGCTACCGACATCGTAGACAAATTTAAGAAAATCTTACTATCTGAGACTGAAGAAAAAGTCGAAGAGATAGAAGTAAAAGAAGATGTACAATTAGCTGAAGAAGTTATCGAAGAAGTAAAAGATGAAGTTTCTGATGAAGTTCCTGTAGAGGAAGTTGAAGAAGAAAAGTTATACGCTACTAAAGAAGAACTTTCTAAAGCTATTGCTGAAGTAAAAGCAATGTACGACCAATTAATGGAATCAATGAGTGACGAAAAGTCTCCTGAAGTTCCAGAAGAATTGAATTCTGAAGAAGTATCAGAAAAAAGTGAAGTGGAATTATCTTCACAGGAATCAGAAGTAGAGCCTATTGCTCATTCTCCTGAGTCCAATGTAGAAAAAAACAATGTTCATTTGTATGGTCAAAAAAGACCTCAAACAATAATGGATAGAGTATTAAACAAAATATCATAATAAAACCAAAACTAAAATAATTAAAAATGGCTACTACAACTTCAATTACAAGTACTTATGCTGGAGAGTTTGCTGGAAAGTATATCTCTGCTGCATTATTATCTGGTTCTACTATAGAAAATGGTGGAATTTCAGTAAAACCTAACGTAAAATTTAAAGAAGTAATCAAGAAAGTCGCTACAAGCGGACTTATTGCTAATGCTTCTTGTGATTTTGCTGACACAGGTTCAGTTACATTAACTGAAAGAATCCTTCAACCAGAAGAATTCCAAGTTAACATTGAACTATGTAAAAAAGACTTCCGTTCTGACTGGGAAGCTATTCAAATGGGATATTCTGCATTTGATAAATTACCTCCACAATTTAGTGATTTCTTAATCTCTCATGTTGCTGCTAAAGTTGCTGAGAAGACTGAGCAAAATATCTGGAGTGGTGTTAACGCTAACGCTGGTGAATTTGATGGATTCTCTACTTTATTAGCTGCTGATTCTGATGTTATAGATGTAACTGGTTCTGCAATTACTTCTGCTAACGTAATCGCTGAATTAGGTGCTATCGTAGATGCAATTCCTTCTTCTTTATACGGACAAGAAGATATGTATGTATATGTATCTCAAAACATCGCTAGAGCTTATGTAAGAAGCTTAGGTGGATTTGGTGCTTCTGGATTAGGTGCTGCTGGTACAAACTCTCAAGGAACTCAATGGTGGAACAACGGTTCATTAAGCTTCGATGGTGTAAAACTATTTGTTGCTAATGGATTAGCTGATGATACTGCTGTTGCAGCTGAAAAATCTAACCTATACTTTGGAACAGGTCTTTTATCTGACCACAACGAAGTTAAAGTTATCGATATGGGTGACTTAGATGGTTCTCAAAATGTAAGAGTAATCATGAGATTTACAAGTGGAGTACAATACGGAATCGGAGGAGATATCGTATACAGAGTAAACGCTTAATAATAATTAAATAAAGGGTGGGTTTAACCGCTCACCCTTTTAATACTAACTTTTAAAAAACTAATAATATGTCTTGTAATTTATCACTATATAGAACAGAACCTTGTAAGGACAGTGTTGGTGGGTTAGATAAAGTTTACTTTGTCAATTATGACAGTTCGTTATATTCAAACATTACGTTTGACACAACTAACACAGATGCTATAGAGTCAATTACTGGCACTCCATCTGCATACGAATATGACATTAAGGGAACTTCTTCTTTCACTCAAAACATTCAAGCAAGTAGAGAAAATGGAACTACTGCTTTTGAACAAGTTCTTGAACTTACTTTACACAAGCTAACTATTGCAGACCATAAAGAATTAAAGTTATTATCTTTTAATAGACCTCACGTTATTATAAAAGACAATAATGGAAATTACTTTTTGTCAGGAATTGAGCATGGTATGGATGTTTCTGGTGGTACTATCGTAACAGGTGGTGCTATGGGGGACTTAAGTGGATACACTTTAACTTTAACAGGAATGGAAAAAGCTCCAGCTAACTTTATGGAGTCTGACCCTGCTACTGTTGGATTTACTGTTGTAAACTCTTAAACATAGTATACTCTTAAACATAGTAGATATAAAGCCCTTTAATTAGGGCTTTTTCTATATAAAACAAAATCAATACTTTTCAGTTATCT